CCTGCAACATCCAGTTCTTCTAGTCCATCACCGACTTTTGTCTTTACTTCCATCTCAGAGTTGTGGTGCAACCAACCTTTGTTATAGAGTATCTCTACACGAATTTCGTCTACACCTAACTCTTTCCACTTGAACTCATCACCTGCTTCAAAGTGTCTCTTATGCCCATCAAAGGGGATACGTACAAATACAGGACGGTCAAACTGGAAGGGCATTGGTCTTCGGGCCATATCATCTTCCTCGTTATTTATAGTCGGGTTTGATGGGGACTTACGCCCCCACCAGAGTTTTATCTTACGCAACAACTGTGTCAAAGAAGTAACCCAAGTCTGTGCCTGTGACTTTCATGTCGTATGACATTTTAACTTGGATGTGTTCTGCAACTTGTTGACGCTTAAGTGCATCGTCAGAGAATGACTCTACAGTTACGCCCAAGTTGTTGACACCTGATAGGTTGTTCCATGCAAATGTTGCACCAGCCATTGGTGTCATTAGTCCACCCGCCGCTGGGCCGTGTACCAATAGAGCATGTTTACCACCGATGAACGCATTGCTTTCTGCAACACCTTCTACAGATGTGTTTTTCACTGCTTCCATGACGTAGAAGTTTTCTACTTCAAAGATTTCAGCCAACTTAGCGTTGGTGATCAATGCAGTGTTTGATACAGTTGCACCACCGTTCAAACGTGCTAGGATGTCTGGGTGGTTAATCAAGATGTCACGCACCTCTTTACCGACAACCATTGTGTTTGGCTTGAAGCCACCAGACTTAAGCTGCATAGTACGACGAGCAGTTGTTACGTCTGCGATTGGTGTACCATTTGTGTAGTCTGACCACAAGTTTGATGGTGTTGACTCTGAACCCCAGATTGAAGCTGCGAAGAAGTTTGATGCAAACTGCTCTTCACGGTGGATCAATAGGCGGTTTGTCAGAGTTTGTGCGCCAGCAGCACGGATGTCTAGAGCAGCATCTTCGTTAGCAAGTGTTTGCTGATCGAAGTCCATACCTAGACCATATACGTCTGCATAGAAACTATCTGTTGACAATGACATACCGATGCGGTTGACTTCTGTGCGAGGCGCAAGAGCCTTAACATCGCCTGTGCGGTTCATGTTGTCACGGTCATAGATGTAGTATTTATCTGACTGTTTGTCTACACCGATAACAGGGAAAACCTTGTCAGCGATGAAGTTTGTTTGGTCTTGTACATAAGCAATGGTCAGGTTTGTCAACGGCTGATCAATATGTACCGAATTTGGTGTTAGCAATGGCATTTTCTATATCCTTCCTATTGCTGATTACGCCGCAGCGTTGCCGCCTTGGATGAGTTCGATAGCGATGATTTGACCATCAACACCTGCCTCAGTTGCGTAACCCATTACGATGTTACCTGTCGAAGCTGTTACAGCGTCACCTGAAGCGTCTGTAGCAACAGCAGCACCTGCAGCGATTGTACCGCCAGCAGTTACCATTACTTTACCAGACATAACAACAGTTGCTGCTTCTGCAGCCGCTGGGTCGTTAATCAAAACACCGATGCAGTTCTCACCTGCAGCGTCAGCTAGGTCAACTTGACCATCTGATTCTAGTGTTACGAATTTGAATTGCGCCGACGATAGGTCTTCGCCAGCAATGAATGTCCGTGTGTCACGGGATTGCATTACAGCCATAATTATTCCCCTTTATAGCTTTTGTTAATAAGAGCTTTACCTTCGTCGGTTTTAGCTACGGCAGCGTATGCTTTTGCGTAGTCACTCTTCTTCATTTTGTTGTCGTCCATGTAAGACTTAACAAGGGTCTCTAGTTTATCAGTAGCAGTAGCAAACTCGCCATCTGCGTCTGATTTACCAACTTCTTCCATAGTCTCAGCAAAAGTTGCGTCTGCAGCTTTCAGTGATTCCATGACAGATTCTACTTCACCAAACTCTGCGACTAGAGATTTAGCAACGTCTGTTGCAAAGTGTGGTAGTGCTTCTGTTGCACGTTTTGTTAGTTCAGCATCGGCCTTTGCAAACTCTGCTTCTTCTAAGGCTTTTAGAATTACAGCAGGTACATCAGCTTTGTTGATTTGCTCACCTTCATACTCAATGTATTCTGGTTCAACTTTCTTTTCGATTGTGTCAGCTTTGATTACAAAGCCGTTGTCGATAAGAGCTTTACGAAGGTCTTCGTTCTGAATTTTAAGAGCATCGTTTTCAGCTTTGACAATATCAAGCTCGTCAATCTCTGCTGCTTCAGATTTCTTCATGTCCATTTCATAAGCCTTCATAGCATCTTCTTCCGACATACCTTTGTCCATGTATGGCTTTAGTTTTGCTTTTAGGTCATCTGACATTTTGTCTACTTCTTGTTCCATGTTATCTCCATTGGAATCATCACGCTTGAACAAGGAGACCATTGCCTGTGCATTGGCAGGACGATCCACAAGGGACAATTCATCCAGTTCAAGCTGTTTCAATAAATTAGGCACTGTAGTCCTCCTTGATTGCACGACCCCCAATAGAGAAGGCCGCTAATTCACCAGATTTGACCTTGGCCCAAACGTCATCGTTATATACTTTAAACGCTACGATCCAACCTTCACGGTCACTCTGTATGCCAAGGGACTCACCAATCTCTTTAGTGACTGGCATAGAATGGATTACTGCTCCAATCTGATCCCCTTTATGCATTTCTTTACCTACACGCACATGTTCCATAAAGCCATTTACAGCTTTAACAAGTGTTTCAGGTTCTATCACATCGCCTTGGCGGTCAACTACAGGTTCACCCTTTTCGGTTACTACTGATGCCCAGCCATAGACCATGCGTTGTTCTTCGTCAGCTTTGAGGATTTGACCCTCGACTGATTTTGTTAGTTCAGACACGCTAGTGCCTCCTTCCCACATACGACAAGACCAGTAACCTGCTGTCGTCTTGTCTTTCTTGGTATCACACGAATGACGACTACGGAAGTTAGCTCTTGCTTTAGGGTCATCCCTACGGATTTCCATGTTAGGATCACCAAAGGTAACTCGTTTTACTTTGTCGCCATCTTGCACAAAGACTTCAAACTTTTTGTTGCCACCTGATAATCTGCGTGGCTTGTTTAAAGTTACTTTTTCGCCTTGGTATTCAGCCTTGGCAAATTCTTCTTTCATTACTTCCTGTACGATGATCCTGAGAGCCTCTAAGCGATCCACTGAGGCGTCTTCTTGCTCATCTTCGGTACGGTAGTAGTCTAGGTACTCTTCATGGCTCCCACAGGGCATATAAACGGCCTGTCCTTCGACCTCATGTACGTGGATAGCTCCACCACAACCCATGTCCATAGAACGGCTACGTGCTTCCATCTCTGTTGTGAAGACATCGTTAGCATATTGTGCCTTTAGCATCTTCTTCTTAGACGATGATGGGTGCGACGAAGGTAGCAGGTCTTTATCGTGGTTAGCTGACTTAGAGCCACTTACGATACGCAGGAAACTGTTGACACGAGCCATAGCCCACTGTTCAGGTGACTTCACGTTAGGACGGACACTTGCAGGGTTTGTACGATATGCACCAACACCACGATCATAGACAGCCTCTAGCATACGCATAGTTACCTTATGCTTAGACTTCTTGTTATGGGCTTCCATCTTATTTTTGAGGGCTGTTTTAGGCATTAGTTAAGAACCTTTGCGAGATAACCTTTGAATACTCCGAAGACAATTGCGTTGTTAGCGTCAGTTTCTGCCGTGATACGAACATCTGCGTTCTTCGGGATGATAACTGCAGGGTCTAAGTCGATGTCCCAAGGGCCACCTGTAGTTGCACTAACTGCAGCCTGTTGGATAAATACACCACCTGCTGTACGAACTTCTAAATAAAAGTCTACTGAAGCGTCTTGCTTCTTACTTACAGAACCAAAGCCCCCAGTGAGAATATAGTAATCACTATCTGAGAATGTTGTAGCACCCTTGAATGAGCCTTGAAGACCTTGAGGTATATCAATGTGTATCTTAGTTTCGTCTGATGGTACACCACCAACCACTGTTGTGTTTTCGTACACTGTTACACGACCAACAAGCTCTGTTCCACTTGCGTTATATGCATGAGATACACGAGCTACAGGAGTATCTAGGGCTACTGGGTTCTGACCATTTAGTGTTACCTCTTGTACGAGGAAAGTAAATTTAGCATCAGCACCTGTACCTGAGACTGTATGACACTCTATTCTAATAGTTTGTGTGTCGGCTGCAGAGGAACTAGAAATATATTCAATAGTGTTATCGGTAACGTATGTCTCGTGACCACCGACAGTCCATACGGTCTCTAGTGTATCAGCGACTAGATCAGCAGACTTACCAAACTTGATTAGAGATTTAGCCTTACGGTCAACCGAAACTCTATCCCCGAAGGTTGCTTCGATTTCTCTTTCGCCTTGTACCAGTCGTCCGTCAGGGACTTCATATGCTCTTCTGGGCCAGCCACCAAACATTTGCTCTATTTCCTTAATTTCTTGGACGACGATTGCGTTAGGATCAACTGGTTCTTCGACATCAGGTATTAATGTTATGATGTCATCTGGTTGAAGAACAGAAGATGAAGATACTGCAGGATTACCCAGAGTAGGTTGTTGAGCAGTGAGATTATCGGGTGTTAATACAGACTCTTCGTCATAATCAGGAGAGCCTAGTGTAGGCGAACCAAAGTCTATATTAGCAATAGTTAGACTATGGTCTTGTGTAACACTGGTAGTCTGGGGGACAGGTACACCAGTGATAAAGCTAACGACATTGAAGTTGTGGTCTTGTGTTAGACCTGCAGTGTCAACGTCAGGGTTTCCAGTCTCTAGTGTAGGAGCAGAGAAAGTTTCATCTTCTGCTACACTTGCTTGAGGTACGACAGGTGTCCCTGTAAGTATACCTGAGAATGTTAAGTCATGCTCTTGCGTTATACTTGGGCCACCTAAGACTGGTGTACCGAATGTAAGAGCAATGCTTGCTAGTGTATGACTTTGAGTAAGACTTGTAGTCTGTAGTAACGGTGACCCAGTGTCAAAACCAGTTGCATTTAAATCGTGGGCTTGTGTTAGTGTAGCGTTGTCTACCGAAGGTGCTTGTGAGACAACATTAGCTGCCGTAAGCTCTACGTTTACTACGCCGCCCCCAT